CGCCCCGCAGTTCGGACACAGCGCCATAGGGTTTGGGAACGGTACCGGGCTTCGTGGTTGTTTGTTTTTGATGGAATTGTAAATTGGTTTTCATAATTGGGTCCCTTGTGTGTGTGTGTGTGTGTGTGAGTAGAACAACCAATGTCGCGCCCTACCAGCCGGGCGCGCGGGTGGTGGGTCTACACAGCGAAATTGGCTTCCAGGTTGCATAGTCCGTGCAATTTGTTAGTGCGGGCCACAACATCGGGCGCAGCCCACTTTTTCCCCACTTCAGTAATGGCGTTGAATAGGCGCCAGATCGTGGGGTCTTTGAACTGTTCGTACGCAGGGCTTTCCCACGCGGCCAATGCGGCTGGCAGTTGGGTACAATTGAGGACACCTAGTTTCATGGATTCCATCAGCAGCGAGCGGGCCCGGTCGTTTGTAAGTCCGATCTGCTTGTAGGCTGTCACTTGCTCGTGTTGCTTTTCAATGGCGGACCCCAACCGGCCCACGGCATTGCTCACAAGCATAGGTAAATCGTCCATGATGCGGCGGGTGTGACGGCGGGAGATCACCACTTCGGCGCTGAAAGCGAGGTTGTCGCACACAAACACCCGCGACCCAACACACAAGCTCGCGGGAAAGCGTTTATCATGGGAATTACGCAGTCCGATGGTAGTGCAATAGTCTTCTGCGCCCTGAGCCAAGCTTAGAAGGCCGAAATACCGAGATCCATCGGGAGTTATTGCGTGCTGTTCAGACGCAATTTCTTGGCCATGAAACCCCAGGGAGTTCACCACGGCTCGGTACAATGTGCCATGGGCGATTGGATAGTGGGTGTCGGTGTTGGGGGGCGGCACGTTGGCTAGTAGATCGGCCAGAGAAACGCGGGAGGTTTCTCGGTGGAGACATAGAGCAGATGCCATGGGGTGGTCCTTATGTAATAGGAGTGGAGTAGAACAACCAAGGTCGCGCCCTGGTGTTTGGGCGCGCGGTTGGTGGGTCTAGTTATGGGAGCGTGGGGCGAGGTGATAGGTATCCCACAGGCGAGCGTATAGGTCTAATCGGTTGCAAACGGTAGCGGCATGGCGTGCGGCTTCTCGTGTTCGATGACGAGAGACAGTGCGGTTGAGGGTACTGTCCACCACAACGTAGGGCAGCGGTTCATTTGCACGCAATTGGATTGTGTAATTCATTGGTGGTCCTTCAAGATAGAGGATAGGATAGGATAGGATAGGATAGACTTCAACAACAGCGAACTAGGTGGTAGTGGTTGCGAGTACCTTGTGAATGGTTGTCAGTTGTTCAATGAGATCGCGTTTGGCTATGTCGCACATATCATCGTAGTAGCCACCGGGTTGGGTGAAGTCTGTTTCGTCCGCATACGAGCAGCATCCCAACATATCACGCCCGACAATGTGTGGAATGCCGGGGTATCTTGCCTCAACCGTCACATGGGCCCATGCCCAAACATCGCCAGTATTGAGCCGTTCGATTATTTCGTTTTCAATGCGAGTGTCAAAGGCGTCATCGCCCGAAAACATTGCATTGCCGCGCACGTCGCAATCGTCTTGCCGAACGGTCAGGGCGTAGGTGATTGCGTTTGGGTCCAAGTTTAGGGTGCGGGTGGTTGTCATTGTGTGCTCCTCCGGGGAGATGAAGTGGAATGGTCTGACATCACAAGTATGGACCACAGTGGACTAGATGCAAGGAAATTTTCTTCCGATTACCGACTTTTCCGGCTGGGAGGTTGAGAGTGTGGGGGTTGAGTAGATCACGGATGATTTTCGCTTTCGTTTTTTTTGCGACCGCGTTTGTCAACTCTTCTTCTATAGTGGTTTTCCAAAACGGCCATTTTCCCGGTCAGTCGATGTCGATCTCGGGTTGCTTTTTCTGTCCCCTCTTGTGTCGTTGGTATAGGTAGTGATAGTGACCTAGGGGGTGTGTGTATCGTTATGATACACATTGGTGGATGTAGTGAGGGCGTGGTGTTTGGTGTCACGCTATTGACACAAAGCGTTACACTGCGTGAGGTTAGGAGGGGTGGGGAGTTAGGGTTGTAGGAATAGTAGGAAGTGTCGGAGTGGGGGAGGGGTGGGGGAGGGGTAGTGGGTGGCACGGAAGGGTGCGATATTTTAACCCTGGGGTTTTTCTGTCCGGCCTCACTACATATCTAGGTGTCTCCGACTCGCGCAAAATTTTTCAAAATTGACCCTGGGTTGTTAGCGTCCTATAATTAATATGGCGTAGGATGTTTGTCGGGGGGAGGACAGTTATGAAATGGACTGTCAGGATCGTGAGTAAGCTGATTAGTCTCAGTAGCGGAACGATCTAATGACGCCTGACTAGCGAAAGGTGGCGAAAACGTACCACCCTCCCCCGACAAACGTCCTACAGTTTCTGGTACTTGCATTGCCAGAATGTACTGGTGGTGTGATGGGTGTGAGTGTTTTTTTGAAGAAGGTTGCCGAGGAGGACCAACATGTTACGACGTGATTTATTTAAGTTTCTGGCGGGCGGGGTGGTGGCGGTCGTGGTACGCACCATTCTTCCTGAGAGTTCACCCAAGGAGAGTTCGAACAGGATAAAGGTGGATTGGGAACATGGGCTTGCGGCGGATTACAATGTTCCTATGAGTGCCTCGGATGAAGTGGTTAGGATATGGTGGGATGGCGCAGGTTTCGTAGGGCGTCCTGAGTCTGCTGTGCGAGTCCTTTCAGACCTAGAGACCGCCAGGGACAAGGCCAGGATGGTAGTTGTCGAGGAGTTGGAAAAGTGTCTATGGGGCGATCTTCCCCAGGACGCCAAGGATGCGTGGACAATTAAACGCTGGGGGCCGGTTTGACAGGGTGTGTTTTGTGTGGTATAGTTATCTTTGTTAGGATATGGGCTATATGGCACACATTTGTTCAGGCATTGATTTTGTTCGTCTTGAATCTCCCTCTTCTTTAGTATGTCATCATGCTGGGTTCACTTGTCCGTCGTGTAAGGTACGTATGTATGCGTGTTGCATATCTTATCTTCAAGGGGAGTTCGAGGATAGCCGCGTGTATTCTGTGGCGTTGGCGTGCCATGTGTGTAGTTGTTACTGGGTGGAATGGCAGGAGGGTCCGCAATGAGTGATCCAAAGTATCGTGTGTGTAGTGGGGAGGCTCGGTGGGCCATTATCGTCCGTGATGATGAGGGGTGGAGTTTCATGGGAAAGTTTTGTTGGGAGACCGACAACGATGCACCCGGGATTAGGACGTTTAGGACACAGAGGTCGGCTAGGGCGGCCTTGAAGGAAAGTGGGAGAGGCCGAGAGTCGAAGATCGTTAGAGTTTTGAATACGGTTGTAGCTGTAAAGCAAGATACTGTGGAGGGGTACCAATGAAACCTGCATGTATAATTGTAATGTTAATTGTCTTGGGTGCGGCGGCCTCTGTTGGGTTTACCAAGCCCAAGTCTGCGCAAGGGGATATTTCCATTCCCTTTGAGGAGATCGGGTTGTTCGACCCATTGCCAGCAGAAGTGGCGGACGCGCCGCCAGAATTTAGGTTTAAGTGGATTCGTGCCTATAATGAAATGGCCGTACTTCAGGCCCAACGCAGGGCCGATGCGTATCGTGCGAGTAACCCCGTCCTGGAGGTGTACACCCAAGACCAAGAGTACGTGTCAGGAAGCTCGTTGAACCAACAAGCAAGTGGCGACTACAACAGCGCTCAGCTACAGGCACGGACGCAAACCACTTACCAAGGACGTAATGTGCAACGGACGTACAGGCCAGATCAGTGGGGTGGGGGTCCCGTAACAATTCTCAACCCGTATACCGAAGTGGAGGTGGAACATGAGTAAAAGAATGGTATTTGTACTGATCTTTGTGGGAACAATTGTGTTATACTTTGGGTTACGGTCGGCATTTGGACACGAGAACGGTGCCGACCCGCACTCTACCCAAAATGGCAATGGCCATGCAAACCACCATGGATGGGGATTTGGGCACCACGGCGGGCTTACAGGCGGCCCGCCGAATCCTCCAGGCCCTCCGGGAGATCCTGGCCCCCCAGGCAATCCTGGTCCGCCAGGAACTCCTGGCTCTCCTGGCTCTCCTGGCTCTCCTGGCTCTCCTGGCTCTCCTGGCTCGCCGGGGGCACCGGGGGCACCGGGGGCACCGGGGGCACCGGGGGCACCGGGGGCACCGGGGGCACCGGGGGCACCGGGGGCACCGGGGGCACAAGGTAATTCGAATGGTTCGAATTCTTCGAATAGTTCAAGTAGTTCCAGTAGCACAAGCAGTTATGTTAGTGGAGGTTGGTATGTTCAGTCTAGGTCTATGTACTGGACGATCCCGTGGTATTCACCAGTGGTTACCCCTTACCCTCTACCAACGATAGTGCCCCCTAGGGGCAAGCCTGGGGTCGATCTTCCCAACTCCTCTTTCTCTTTCTCTGGTACCGTCTACACTTTTGAATAGGAGTCTTGTATGAATTTCATCCAATTGTATACTAGTCTTATGTGTCTTGGCGTTTTTAGCCTATGTTACGGGGGGCTTGAACTGTTGTGCGGTATGTGGGCTGAGTGGAGGGCGGCTCGATTGATGTGCCGTCTGGACGGTTTTGGGACCATCTTGGCTAACCAGTTTGATAGAGATTATGGAAGGCATTTTGAAAAGTAGAGGTGGAGTGGGACATTGGGGAGTATGACGACACTGCATGGGGAGAAGAGTGTCCCGAGACTTGGAGGTAACATGGCTATATTAGCGAAAACTCCGTGGCTGCGTTGTAGGAGAATCAAGGACATGGATTCCTGGTATTATTATTCGGGCTCTCGCCTCCATATCGGAAAGCAGAGAGCCTGGGTATGTGAGATGGAATTGCATAGAGTGTTTTCTATCCCGTTGGGGTGCGATGTTCGGTTGGTGGCGTTCAACAGGCCTAGCGAGGATAGGGTCGAGTGCAAGATATTGACAAATGGGGAAGAGGGTAATCTTTTGTATCTTTCTTGCGATATAGGGGACTTTTGTGTAACCAATACGTTGATGAAGGCTTTGCGCAGGTTGTTGGGTGCCGGATATCGTAAGTTCTATGCAGGAATCGAGGTGCGAGGTGGCAGGAAAAGGCGATCGATCAAGGCATAACCCGCGCTTGTATGGGCGTGGGTGGGAGAGAATTTTTGGTAAGCAAGCGTCTACCCCAAAGAAGATTAGTTTTAAAAAGGAGAAGGTGGCATGATTGACAACGATATTCCACCGTGGGCCATGTTCATCACGATTATTATTGGCCTGGCCATTCTGTGCTATGTTATTTGTCCTGGAGGGTTGATGCGATGACGCTTGGCAGTTTTTCTCACATAATTGCTGAGTTAGGTACTCCTGTTCACTTAATAGACAAGGAGGATTACAAGTATGCTTATGTGAATCTCTACGACAAAGGTTGGGCGGAATGGACAGTAAAATACCTTGGGTTAGAGATGATGTTGAAAGATTTGATAGCGTGTCTGGAAAAGACATCCCCGCAACCTAAGTGCATTGATTATGTCATTGTTGATCTAAATGATGTTCTTTATTCATACCTGGCCCGGTATGAGGACGACATTGACCTTGAGGGTCCTGTGACAGAGAACTTGGAGATAGATTGACCATGTTAAGTTACATCCTTTTCTGCCTTCGTTTTTTTATCAGTCTATGTCTCTTGGTTTCAGCATGGAAGGCGTTTGATTGTTCTGGGGACGCAGATACCGTTTTGTCTACGTGGGGTTGGTGCTCTATAGCCTTGCTTAGTTCGATTCTAGCAGTCGCGGTATTGTTCGTCTCTTAGGAGGTGTTCGTATGGTGGTGGACAAATCCGTGGATACAGGGATTAACTATGTCATGTATGATAAATCTCAAATGCCCGAGGGGGCCGCGAAGAGATTGAGATTTATACATGAGCGCTTGGAACTTGGGTGGGAGTATGTTAGGATTACGAGGCCTTGGTCGGGTAATCCAATGCCGGTGTTTCTGGTAAAGAACGATGAACAAATTCCAACATGTTCAATATCCGGACCGAATGATCCAAAGTGATGAAGAGGCACAATGGATACGGAAGTGCGTGGAGTTCGGCACCCTGGAGATTTCACAGTTGGCCAAACATTATGGGGTTCGCCAGTGGGAGATTCTACGTATTGTGAACCGCGAGGGAGAGTGGTCGCATCTGCCTCCAATAAGCTTGATGGGGGAAGTAGTGGCACTCCATCGCAGTATGATTCGTTGGACTCCGCCAGATTGAATTCGGATTTTCAGGATCAGTTTGTCCGGTGGCATGAGAATTTCGAGGAGGAAGTGTCTCCGAAATGGCCCTCGTTGGATAGAATCTGGGTAGGCGACTTCGAATTTTATCAGCCACCCGGCGCCCGTCAATCACCGCATTGTTGTGTCTTTCGTAACTTGGGGCGTGACATTGAGGTCAATGGGGTCCCCCACGGAATTCTCACCTCGGATGATATCTTTGTCTTTTACTACGCGCCGGCCGACCTCGGATGCTACCTAGCTCTTGAGGTCCCTCTTCCTCGATATGTGGTTGATCTGTATGCAGAATTCAGGAATCTTACCAACGGGGGGCGCAAAGATCGAGGGGAGGGGTTGTATGATGCCATGGACTATTACCACATTCCTCACGCCACAAAAGAAAATAAAGCGGGGATGCACGACCTTGCTACGAAAGCCGCCCACTTATCTGACGAGGAAACGGCCCTCTTACTTAAGTATTGTGCTGATGACGTAAAGTGTACCAGCGCTCTGTTCGAGACTATGTTGCCATTGATGAATCTGCCGCAGGCCCTCCTCCGTGGGCGTTATACCAAAGCCGTGGCGAGAATGGAGGCCGTGGGAGTTCCTATAGATGCTCTGGGGTTGGGTGAGATTCGAGCTAGTCGCGTCTATTTGCAGCACAAGTTGATTGATCGTATTGATGACCAATACCATATCTATAATAAAGGTGTTTTCAAACAAAAAGCATTCACCACATGGGTTAATGATAATCAATTGCCATGGCCGAGGTTGAAAAGTGGGAAAGTGGCCTTGGACAAGGGAACATTCGATTATATGAGTGAAGCGTATCCGATTGTTGAGCCTATAGCCGAGTTACGTCAAACCTTGGGCACCATTAGGAACGAGAGTCTGTCAGTAGGTCAGGATAATCGTAATCGGTGCATGTTATCCCCGTTTCGTTCACAGACGGGAAGAAACCAGCCGTCTAACTCTAAATTCATTTTCGGGCAAAGCGCCTGGATGCGACACTTGATTCGACCGGAACCGGGGCAGGCCCTGGCGTATTTGGATTGGGAGCAACAGGAGTTTGCTATTGCGGCGGCTCTATCTAAAGATAGTCGTATGATGGAGTCTTACCTGTCCGGCGATCCGTATTTGTATTTTGCAAAGATTGCCTACAATCTACCTGAGACCGCCAAGAAGACAGACCCAGATGTGTCAGAGAAGCGGGATCGCTGTAAGCAGTGCATCTTGGCGGTTCAGTATGGCTTGGGGGTGCGGTCTTTGGCCAACAGGTTGGCTATTGAAGCTAAGAGGCGGCCTATTTGATGTACCTTCATCGATCCACCTATCGAGACTACTGGCTGTGGTCTCAATGGGCTATTCGTTTTGGCCTTATGACCAAGAGTATTCATACTGTCTTTGGGTGGAATCTGACAGTGTCTAGGGGCACTGGGCTGCGGAGTGTTATGAACTTCCCAATGCAAGCCAATGGGGCGGAAATGCTTCGTCTTGGGTGTTGTTATCTTACCGAAGAAGGAATTGATGTGTGTGCGCCGGTACACGATGCGGTATTGATCGCAGCCCCCCTCGACCATATCTCCAGTACGGTGGTCAGGGCTCAACGCCTTATGGAACGGGCGAGCCTTGACGTACTGGAAAACCTGACCGTGCGCACCGAAGCTAAAATCATACGATATCCTGATACATACATACAGGCTAAAGGGCAAGGTACATGGGAAGAAGTACAGAAAATGCTGAAGGACAAGGAAAATGAAGATAACAAGAAAGCCAGGTAGGCCTGTCAACAAACGTGCAAACTGTCATCATCCGCTTTATGCTTCGTGGAGGTCTCATAGAGCTAGAGGTAACCTATTGACAACGACTTTCCGGGAGTTTTTAGACAGGGTGGCCCTCGCTGGCTGGCGCCCTGATGTTGGGTATCGGGTGTTTGTTGACCCCTTGACCGAAGAGATTACTGTCTATAAAGCCATCCACGACTTTGCGGAGTATCGGTTGTGGATTCGTATGATGTCCGAGGGGTCGGTGGGTGGAAAGTCTACAGTGTGCGTTGCTTGGCACGATTTCTTTGAGTTTCGGGAATGGGTACTATCTTTTTATTTGGATGGAAAAATAGATTTTACCAACAAGTCGGTAAAGGTAGCCCGTCAAGACTCGTTGCGTTTTTTTAACCCAGCTAACAGTTTCCTAACTTATGGTGTCCAATGACTTATTTTGAGTGCCCGGAATTTTTTTCTCCAGAGGGGGTGGCATCTATCTTTGGCCCACTTCCTGGGGAGTTGCGGTGGCCAAAAACTCATAGTACCTTGGTTCGCAATCCCACGCTCAGTAAATATGCGCACCAACCTTTGTTAACTATGGGCCAAGAGTATCACCTGTTTAGGAAATACAATTACTGTAAGTTTGCGGACAGGGACGAGGAAGTTATAGGGTTGCGAAATGAGCTTGTGAGGTATAATTATCGTCTGGTTATCTCTTTATGGTCCAATTATAACCGGCGGGCGGAATTGTTTGATGATTACATACAGCGCGGGGTATTGACGTTGATACGTTGTGTGGATGGATTTGATTACCGGAGAGGTTATAAGTTTGTGACCTATGCATACAAATCGCTGCGGTGTACCTTGACCGACCAAGATCGGGAAAATTGTAAGTATTATAGAAGATTTGAGGGATTATCGCAACTTACAGCTGGGTGGGTTGAGGATTATCGCGAAAATTGTCATAATACTAATAGGGACCCTGTGGTGATTTCCGCCATTTGTCGGGCTATTAAGGCTTTGCCGGAGAGAATGCAGGAAACACTAAGGTTTAGGTTTTGGGAGGGGTTGACGTATTCCGAAATTGGTAGGCGGCGGGGGGTGACCAAGCAAGCGGCAGCATTGGCTGTAAAGTTCGCCATAAATCGAGTTGGCCGCAGCCCAGAAATGAAGAGAATAAGGGAGTGCTAATGACGGGTATGGACCCCCAGATGTTTGAGCAATGGCGGCATTTGGTTGAGCATATTGTTGGGCATAATTTTGAGTGGGCATACCGGGCTGGGGCCGCGTCAGTTGACGGACGGCGAGTGTCTAGGTTGTTGGAGCGAGAGGATTTGCTGCAAGAAGGGCGTTTGGCGCTGCTGGAAGCGTGGCGAGACTATAAGACAGATCATATTAAACAGGCTAAGTTCATAACGTATGCGTATACCTGTATTTATTGGACGGTGTTCAAATTTGTGTGTAATAATTTGTCTCCAGTTTCTATGCGAGGATGGCAAAAAGATTTTCATAGCTCTAATGCGGCCCATAGAGGCAGGTTCGTGGCGGCCTTGGCGTGCCATCTTTTTAGTGAAACTGACGGGGAGGACGCTGTGGTTCTCCAAGGAGAGTCCATTGTAGACTATCGAGAGAACGAGTTGTCAGATTTTGAAGATCACTGTTTGGAAAAATTGCGGGCCAATCTTCTAGAATGGGAAGTGGAGGCCCTGCTGTTGCGGTTTAACGGAAACACCTACTCTCATATTGGGCAATACCTTGAATGCTCAAGAGAGACTGCCAGGAAGATAGTGGGAAACATGCTTATTGAGGCGAAAATGGTATTAAAAGAGGAGAGCCATGACAAGTTCTAGGCACGGCATCGCTAAACAGCGCAAAACGTTAGAGGTCTCTGTCCAAAGTTGGAACGCTTGGAAAGTAGCCGCTCAAGTATCAAACATCAGTATCTTAATGTTTATTACAACGGTATGTGACCACGCGGCCAAGCAGGTGATTGCAGCTTGGGAAGAGGAGAATAACATTGTTGAACGTAACGGCGAGCGACTCATCGACATCTGATTATGCGTTGTCGAGGTCTGAGGTACAGTTAGACGTAAGTCATGTATATGAAATTACGTTATTGCGCTTAATGTGGGAGGTGGTGTTGGTATTGATGCGAGCTACCAAGGCTGAGGAGGCAGCTTTGTTAAGTTTGTTTTTAACGTCCGCACACGAGGAAATGTTACGCTTTGGTATGGTGTTGGTCAATAGTGGCCGGTTTCCTAGTGCGAAGTCTGATAGTATTTTGGAAGCTGTCAGTGACATGTCTATTGGGGTCTCTCGGGTGTATAAGACACAACTAAAAACACCACTATTGACCCCTATGATTAAAACTTTTTTAGCGGAATTGGTCGAGAAGGGAAGTCGAGGGTCGGATGCGCCACCCCCGTCATAATATTGTATTCCGGGCCGGAAACTGCTTAATTGAGTGTTCGGTCGTTGCCAGCGTTGTCGCTTCGGCAGAAGAGGAGAAGGGTCCCTGGACGGTAACGGTGGGATTTTGTGGAAGTGACAGGACCATACAACTACGGGTGGGCGATAGGGAGGAGGCGGTGTGTATTTTGGCCAGCCTTGAGAGAGGCATGGTGGCATCCCAGACTGGTGATTGGCGCCTTCTTGAGGGTTACGGGGAGGACGAGGCAGGATCCCCGGCTGAGTGAGAAGAGGTTACCAGCGGACCGTTTGAATCGTCTTTACTAATGCTGGGTCGCCAATATGGTCAATGTATTTGCTCGTCACCGCGATGTTCGTGTGGCCAAGTTGGCGTTGTATGATCCGTAGGTCTACTCCGCTGTTTGCCAGGTGGAAGGCTGAGCTATGACGAAATTTGTGTGGGTGGACCCGCTTAGAAATGCCAGCCTTACGTGCGGCTGCTTTGACAGTACGGCGGACGGAAGAAGTGTCCATGCGCCCCCCTGTCCATGTGCAAAACAGCGTGTCTCCTTTTGGCCGCACCTTGTTCCACTCGATGATCTCCGCGAACACTTTTGGGTCAGCCCCTACTACCCTCCTCTTTCCACCCTTCCCGAGCACTATGGTTATAGTACCCGCAGCTTCGTTTATATCCCCAGGCCTTAGTGCCGTAAGTTCAGCACACCTTATGGCTGTCCTGTACATGACAAGTATCATGGTTCGGTTTCGAAGGCCCGTGTTATTTGGCGGGAATGTTCGCAAGATACGATCCACTTCGTTTGTTGTAAGAACTTCAACATCGAATTTCTTGCCTTTGTTGTTACTCACATTGAGTCTCCGAAGTTAAGTGTACCACACTTTTTGGAGAAGTCCAGTAGGGTTATGATTTTTTATGTAAGGAGCGGAGTGATGTTGATTTTGTATTGTGGCGATGATTAAATTTTGGTGTGCAGCAAGAAATCTGAGGATAGGTTGTTGAAGGTCTGGTTTAAGAAGGGAGAGCGAGATTTAGAGGATTATGAGCGATCGGAGCACAAAGGTGATATTGTAGAAATTGAAACCCGGTTTGCAGTCGATGGTTGTGTTGCAACTTAGGGTATTCGCCCTGTTCGACTTCTGGGAGGTCATCAGCCCCGCAAGCTGATTAGGAGAGTTCGACTCTCTCACTGGGTGTTGAGGTGGTAATATGTCAAGAGATGGTAAGCGTAGGTTTCTACTTAAGTGGGTTCGCAGCCGGTGCGAGAAGTCCAGTAATTGGGGTCGATTCAAGATGAAATGGAAGGAATTAAACCTGGCCATGACGACCCATTATCCTAATGATGAGACCCGTAGGTGGAAAGCGTTTGCCGCCGCCACAGAATCTTTCCCCGAGACCGAACTTGCCGTCGGCCTGGCTTCTTGGAATGACCGCATCAACAATTATAAGGAGCAAGCACATGGCGACAAATTGGGGTTTGCGGCTGCTAAAATCGTGGAAAACCTTACGAACATTGATTTGTTACGCGCAACAAAAGAGGCCGAGGAGAATTCTGAAAGCATTGCACGGGAAGACAGGGAGGAGCGTCGACGACAACGAGAGCTGGATGTAGCGGAGAGACAGGCTGAGGCACGAACGAAAGAAGCGGAGGCTAAAATAGAGATAGCGAAGACGAAGACGGAAAGGAAAACGGAGATGAAGGAAGAGAAAGATCAAGACGTAGCAATAATCCCAGTTACGGTGTCCGACGATGGGCGCGTCAATATAGTTAGAGACATTGCATGGGTCTATAATCGTCTAAATGAGTTGGTAGTAACTTCGAATTTAGGTCTACGTGTCCTAAACTTAGCGGTGGTTTCCCAGGCTCCCAGTAACGGAGCGGTCACCCTGGCCAGTTACGCGCTCGCGGATGTGAAAGGGTTTTTTGAAAAATTCGTTGTAAAATTACTGCCTAGGGATGTTTCTGAATCAGAAGAGCTAGGGGGGAAGAAAGCTATGGAGGAGTCTTTGGACCCAAGCTTAAACGAACTAACTAAGTTTTTAGAACCGAAAGAAGTACCAAATCATGACGAAGGGGATGAAGGGGATGAAGATAGAGCTGAAGACGAAGGTATGCACGAAATGCAAAAAGAGGAAGAAGAGGGGGGAATATTGTAAAAATAAGACGTCTAGGGATGCCTTAGATTGGTGGTGCAAGGGGTGTCAAGCGGAGTATAGGAGGGCGTATTATGATCTAAATGGAGAGCAAGTGAGGTTAAGAAGCAGGGAGTTTTATAAAATCAACCGAGAGGAAAAGCAGGCCTACCAGCGGCGGTACAGAGAAGAAAACCTGGAAAAAGTGCGGGCCAGCCAACGGCGGTATAGAGAAGATAATCCTGAAAAAGTGCGGGCAACTTACTTAAAGTGTGTATATGGGTTGGATCTACTGCAATATAATAAATTGCTAGAGAAGCAAAATGGGGGGTGTGCTGTCTGTGGAGGGTCTGAAAAAATAGAAGTTGACCATTGTCATCAAACAGGAGTCGTCAGAGGGCTCCTTTGTACTAACTGCAATAAATCTCTGGGTGGATTCAAAGATTCCATACAATCTCTACGTGCAGCTATACGATATTTACAAAACCCTCCCGCTCAGAAAGTGTTGAACAATGGACACGGGTAATAAGTTAATAATACCCCATCAAAAGGTGGCCAATTTGCTAATGAGGCGCGACCTGCGATCTTGGTGTCTTAAAAGCGAATCTAATAGGCGTTGGATGTTAGAACAGTGTCAGGATTTCAAAACTTGGGTATCTTTGTTCGGTTGGTGTCTCGAACCGCGTGTAAAGGGCGAAGAGTCAGTCGTGCTTCCGTTCATTCCATGGAGATCTCAGCTTGGGTTCATCGAGGCGCTCGAACTCCATGCCGGTCACTCCGATGTTATAGTGGAAAAGACTCGTGGGGCAGGGGCGAGTTGGATTGCGGTTCTCTTTACGGTACATCAATGGCTTCTGAATCCAAGCCCTCAATTTATTGGATTTGTTAGTCGAACGGAATTGGCTGCCGACAGCCCGCAAGACCCCGACAGTCTCGGCTACAAAATCGATTGGACGTTGAAACAGTTACCAACATGGATGTTAGCTCCTGAGGGTAAAGGATACCTTAGAAACGTGGCCCGTCATACGTGGGTGAATTTGACTCCAAAGATTGGACTGGCAGGCAAAGATACGTTTTCGACAATTGCTAGTTACTCTTTAACCGGCGACCTGGCGGCTGGGGGCCGGAAAAGGTTTTTCGTATGTGACGAGCTGGCGCGATGGGCTCCCGCTCATGCCGAGGATGCGTTAGAAGCCACAGAGCCCGTAACCGAATCTAGGATTATGATTTCAACCCACACTGGTCCAAATACTACATTTGCTCGTGCCGTGGAGGAGGACTCCTCGGCGGTTAAAATTCGTATGCCCTGGACAGAGATGCCGATGCGCAGCGACAATATGTTTAGGATTGACTCTAAACGACATGTGTTGTTACACCCCACGTCTTCTGATACTATTTTGGGGGGCGAATATACTAAAAAATTCTTTGACAAAGACTATCCTATTCTGTTACGAAGGGGTTATGATGTTACTTCTAACATTAAGCTGTTTAGCCCCTGGTATGTAGATAGGTGTTTGCGTCCTCGGATGGGGCCACGTCGGGTAGCGCAGGAGTATGATATCGACGTAGGTGGTTCTGGGTCTCAATTCTTCCAGTCGGCTCTCATCGAGTCTTTAGCTAAGCGTACCCTCGCCCCTCGGGGTGTGTATGATCTCGACATTCACCCCGATAAATTTATTGTCACGCGGGCTTTCAAGTCCCTTAGTGGTCCCCTTCGTATGTGGGTTTCGTTTAATCCGTCCTCAGGCCCCCCTAAGGCAGACTATGTAATAGGAGCCGATGTGGCAGCGGGCACTGGTGGCTCGTTATCCTCAAACAGTGTGTTAAGCATCGTGGATCGTATGACTGGCAGCAAGGTGGCTGAGTATGTCTCGAACAGGATTTCTCCGGAGTCGTTTGGTGAGTTATCCGTCGCCCTGTGTCGTTGGTTCCGAAGTGTCTCGGGTTCACCCGCCCACCTATGCTGGGAAAGTAACGGCTATGGCAGCAGTTATGGAAATAGAGTTGTCGACCTAGGTTTCGGGAATTTTTACTACAGGCAAACATCCACTAAGAACAAAAAGCGAACGAAAGCTCCAGGCTTCGCCACGACAACCAAGAGTAAGCCAATGCTGCTGTCTCGATATAGATGGGCACTCACGGAAAGTTTTTTCGAAAATCCTAGCTTAGCTGCCGTACATGAGCTTGCTTGTTACGCATACGGCCCATCCGATCGAATCGTCTTTTCCTCGTCTTCTACGGACGACAGTGACCTCTCCGCTTCTGGACAGGCACATGCGGACAGAGTAATAGCTGACGCTTTGGCCAATTTGGCCATGGAAGAATTAAGCGGAGGGGCCGGGCGTAATATGAGAAAGAGGGGTGGGGAGGTCAAAACTCCCAAGAAGGCTATTCCGGGTAGTTTTCTTTGGAGGCAGCAGAGACACAAGGATAGGGTTAGGGAGGAGAGGGAGCAAGTTACCACTTGGAGTAGCATTGCCGATAATAGGTAATTATTGCATAATTCTATTAGGGGTAACTCCGTTCCTTTAACCTGAGGTATCAACATGTTGGAAGCCGACAAATCCCAATCTATGGTCGATTCAGAGGTCGCTTCTGTGAAAAGTTCTACGACCCTGAGCCCGGATAATCAGAAGGATGACTATAGTGGTCATGACTCTGCGCCATACAACTCGCCGGCGAAACGCGGGGACTATGGGCACGATGAAGCCTAGTTCTAAGCCTTCTCGCCCGAATTCTTGGTGATCCTCTACCTCTTTCCCACCACGATTCGGGCTTTTCTGTAGTGGGGGTGTTATGGCAAGCGAAAACTATCAAGACATGGGTGACCAGACAGGTGGCGAGACGGAAGTCTTTGAGGCCGAGGATGCGGTTAACCGTACATTATCTGGTCTCAGAGGCGATGGCTGTACTGTCCAACCATCCCAGTGGGAACCTGACGACGACACCTCTAACGATGGTGTCAGTGGCTCAGAGGGCATGGGCGACGATGAGGATGATGGCCGCGCGTCTCATATGGGCTCTCGCTGGGAGTAATTGGCATGGGGGGTGCTAGGTGTCAAGACATCCGGACGAAGTTTTTGGGGCGCCCCATGAACAGCTTGACGAGCAAGCCAGGCCGCCGAAGCGCAAAATCGGCGCGCTAAGCAAGGTTGTCAACGTACAGCGCTTGCGCGATGCCATGGATGAGTCGAAACGTGCTATTAAGCCTTTTATCGACAAGCACGTCTCCGCCGTTAAGCTGACGGCAGGTAATAGGTACGGGGCATCTGAGCATCAAAAAAGTCCGATTAATATGATGCGCCTCGCTGTCTCAATATGGTTGAGGCAGCTTATCTCTCAGACTCCACGGTCCCTTGTTATTCCTCGTACCCCTGATCTCAAGGTTGCTGCCTATGAATTGCAGTTAGCCTTGGATTATCTCCTTCGTGAAATCCGGTTCGGTCCCTCTATCTCTGCCTGCGTCCGTTCTGCGATCTTTTCCATGGGTATTATGAAGGTTGGTATTACCTCGAAATATCTACACGAAGCTTCGGGATTTCTAGCTGACGCGGGGCAGCCTTTTGCGGAGCCCGTGCTTATGGAGGACTGGTTGCATGACATGTCGGCTCGACGGCGGGAGGAGTGGGATTGGTGCGGGAACAAATACAAGTTGCCATACGAAGCGGTAATGGAGAATCCAGATTTTTCTGCCAAAGTCAAAAATAAATTGGTGGTCGATGGGAAATCTCAAGAGTACAGCATAGGTGAGTCCGACGCCCGCACGTCGGATATGTCCATGGGCTCGTCTCTGAACGATACAGAGTATAGGGATCATGTGGAGTTATGGGATATTTGGATTCCTGGGGACCATAGATTTGTGACGCTCCCAGTTCAATCGGGCCTCGGGGTGTTGCAAGAGCGAGATTGGGCTGGGCCGGAAAATGGCCCGTTTCACTTACTTGGGTTTTTTCAACTTCCGGGCAATGTCATGCCTATTGGGCCCGCCCAGTCCATATTTGATTTGCAGGAGTTGATTACAGTCTTGTTTGCCAAGCTCGGGGAGCAGGGCACTGCCCAAAAGACCATAGTCATGGTGGACGGACAGGCAGAGAGTGATGGGTCGGCCGATGCCATTTTGAAGTCCCGAAGCTTTGATATGGTTCGGGTTGGGCATAGCGACGGCATAAAAGAGGTCCGCATGGGAGGCGTGGATGCCGATACCCTGTCCTTAGTCCAATGGCTAAAAGAGATGGCCAGTTACGTGGGCGGAAATGTAGACACTGTGGGCGGTCTAACCACGCAATCGGAAACCGTGGGACAGGAGCGCCTCTTGGCCGCCACCAGTTCTGAATTTATTAGAGACATGCAAACCCAGGTGACGGATTTTACCACGGATATTCTCAGCGATCTAGGAGAATACTTGTACGGTGACCCAGCTTCTGAATTGAAACTTACCAAACAGATCAATGGCTACGGAGACATACCCTTCGTGTGGGGCCCCGAAAATCGGCAAGATGGGGTGTTCAACTTTAATTTTAGTGTCCAACCCTACTCGCTAAAGAGCAAAGGACCGCAGGAGCGCATGTCTACTTTGACGGACTTGATGATGAAAATCCTTATGCCCCTTGCGCCACAGATGGCTGAGTGGGGTGTGTCCCTTCGGTTAGACAAATTTCTTGAGTATTTCTCCCGGTATGCAGACTTGCCCGAGTTGGAGGATATTATTCAGATGGCTGAAGCGACCCCCACCCAGCAGGCCGGCAGCGGTGGGGTAATCGAAAAGCGCCGACCACTCCAAGCTCCAGTAACCTCCAGAGAAAACGTACGAACAAATAGAACGGAAGAGTCTGCCGGGCAAAAAGCTAACGATTTAGTTACAACGCTGGCGGCTGGCGGTAAGAACCGACCAATACCAAAACCTACTGGGACACAACCATGAAGATGACTGATGAGATTAGAGCACACACGAAAGCACTGTTGGTGCCCGAATGTTGCAAGAAAGCTAAGGCTGGGCCGGGGCGTCGAAAGCCGCGAGCTGGAGAGTCTTACGGACTATGGTGCCGGCCCTACGCCAGCGACGCACTTGGTGTCAATCCCGAGCAGATAGGAGAGGCTCGTGCGGCCCTAAAGGCACACGGGGTCAATGCCGACTTCGATAAAGAGGGTCGGCCAATTATAAATTCTAACAAGCACTTTAAGGACATAGCCCGAGCCACCGGCATGTACGACGGAGGGCACGGATATGAAGTAACGGGAAATGACGGATACAAACGAACTACTGGCCGGGCCCCGGTGATGGAACGAGAACGCCTGAAGAAGCTAATTTCAGAATGGGACGGGGTGTAACATGATATCTCCATACCAACATGCCTTGATGCTACCAAAGCCTCTATATGCTATGGATGCAGGAACACGAGCGAAGAAACCAAAGAAGCCACCGTATCGTACGGAGGCAAAACTGTACCTGATGGATAAAAAGACAAAGAAGCCCTGCAAAGGGCCTTGCTAAGAGAGGTGACGTATTAAAGGTTTACCAGATACCGTTGCTATGCAATCTTTGGCGGTTAACACAGCGGCTTCGGGGGCGGCTAGTACAATAACGTTGCCCACCCCGGCAGCGGGTGAGCAAAATGTAATTGATTGGGTGGCTTGCAGTTACGCGGCAGCACCGTCAGCGGGGATTCTAACCATAACTAACTGTGCAAATTCTACGGGGTCGGCAGTAACCTTTTCTGTTGACATTACGGCTGCTGGTGCCGCAATCATACATTTTGGTGATCGGGGTCTTCGTGGCATCTTGGCTACTGCGATGGTAATTAACTTAACAGATGGTGGACAGGCAAAAGATTTGAACGTGCAGTACAGGTAATATGAGTGTTCCACATTTCTACCTTCCGGCGGTCTCTGGGGTTAGTGGTCTATATCGTGGAGGATACTCTAACGATCGTGCGATTGAGTTCAATGGAACTACACAATGGCTATCAGCAACAAACGTCTCAATTGGCGTGGGGGCACCGGCGTCTGGTACGCTTGCTTTTTGGGTGGACTTAACGGACATAGTAGCTGACCCAAATCAAGTTATGTTTTCTCTAAATGAGGGGGCCACTGGAACATTTACTGTTTATTTTTCCTCGGTCAATAACCGCACATATATTTCTGGAGAAATCGGAGTAACTTCTTTTTTGTTGTACAACGCCGCAGTTGATTTATCGGCTAGTGGCTTTCACCATGTTGCAATTACGTCTAGTGGGTCTGCTTGGACGTTATATGTTGACGGCACTGCTCGTACGTTAACGGTAGAGGATGGGTTGAACTCTGGGGTGTGGTTTGATGATGTGAATCCAAATGGTGATAGTGAATTGACTATCGGAGCAAGCGCGGGCGGGGCAGATTTATTTGTTGATGGAATAATTGATGAAATGGGAATTTGGAATTCCGCTTTAACTCAAGCCAACATTAACTCACTGTACAACGCTGGGGCCGGGGTTGTATATGGGGTAGCTCGCGATATTGGTACACTTTTGCACTATTGGAGTTTTTCGACCAATCATGGAAGTATGCTTACAGACAAAGTCGGTGGTGTCACATTAACGAATAATGCGACGGCTACAGATGCTGCCGGAGTTACTACAGGCCCATAGGTAATGTATGACATATCCAATCTCCAATCGTCGCACTAGTTTCGTTATCGACTATCATGCCATACGTCGCCAAGTTGGTGCGTATTTGGAGATAGGTTACTCGCATGAAGAGTGGGATGATGAACAGAATGAAACGGTTGACGACATTATACGTGATGGACTTCACCTCTACTACAATCCGCCCGTTTTGGAAGAACCCTATGCAATAGGCATGACCGAATCACATCAATGGTCCTTTTTACGACCAACATGGACTTTTAAAACTCAGGCCAACCAACGACGATACCCGTTACCGGGGGATTTTGAAAGTCCCATTGGTGACATTACCTATCCGGATTCGTCCAGCTCTGCCTATGCTCCAATACCCTTCACCTCGGCCGCGAGATTGAGGGCATTAGAATATCAGAATGAGGCCACGACAAATCCTGAATTAGCTGCTATAGACCCGCGAGAGTCTCAAGGAACTGGGCAACAGGAACTTGATTTGATATTGCACCCAACGCCAGATGCAGTGTACACCTTGTCTCTTCAGTATCAATCAGCCGGCCGGGCCATAGATTCGACGTCGGTATTTCCATTAGGAGGCGTGCTGCACGGGCCCGCGATCATGCAAGCCTGCCTAGCGATAGCAGAGTTTAGGAAGACGGGGGACGAAGGCCCGATGTTCAAACAATTTATGAGAATGCTCGCTGCAAATGTGATTAGAGATAGACAGAGGGGGGCCAGACTGATTGGGTATAATGGGGATAATATGCTAGGCAATCCTATCTCTAGGGGGCAGATGCGCCGACTAGGGGGGTTGTTCTACGATACTGTCCTTTATGGAAACACGGCTTATACGTCGGAGTAGTAGGTATGGCTCGTGCAACCAAGTCCACATTGCTCTCATTCCCAATTCGTGGAGTCGATTTGGTTGCCCCACGGAGCGAGCAACAGGAGGGTACATGCGTTAACGCGAGAAATGTGCGAGTATTTGACTCTTTGGAGGGACGGGCGCGTGGGGGGATTCGGCCTGGATTGGTAAAATACAATTCGGCATTGATAAATGGAGCTAATAGAATCCAGGCCCTGGCCGTAGCCACAACCGTAGTGAATAGTGCCCCAAGCACCACTGGTGTCGGACAACGACGTATTCGTACTGCCGCCATAGCGGCTGGCTCTATCCGGATGTTCGATTCTGGTAGCACTGTAAATGCAGCCACCGCTAGTGGGTCTCGTACTTTGAGTTCCACGGCTCCAGTCATATTCGGTGCCGAACTATTTGGCCGTTTATATTTCACGGACGGAATTTCTTACAAGGTGTGGGTCTCCAGTAACAACACGGCGACAGATTGGACTCCTGCGGCGGGAAGTTTGCCTGGTACCGATGGGACAATTGTAGCGCGTTTAATTACGATGTGGAGGTCACGAATTGTGTTAGCCGGCCTCCCATCCGACCCCCACAATTATTTTATGTCAAAAATCGGAGACCCCCTCGATTTTGACTATTCCCCCACGACCGTGACAGCTGACCAGGCGGTCGCTGGAGATGTCGGCGTGCTCGGCAAGATGGGGGATGTTATAACTTCGCTAATTTCGTACAACGATGATATTTTGCTCTTTGGTTGCGATCACTCCATCTATGCTATGTCCGGCGATCCTCAGTCCGGTGGCGGTTACGATTTGCTCTCCGACACCATAGGATTTCCATTTGGCGCCCCCTGGTGTATGGACTCTACAGGTCGTGTGTATTTCTTTTCCTCCAAAGGTCAAGTTTATCGTTTGGACGGCCCGCAGTCAGCGCCTGTCCCAATCTCTAACGAATCAATCGCCCCAGACTTGGATGCGATTAATCTAAATACGAATTTAATCCGCATGACATGGGATGAGAAACAACAGGGTGTAAATCTATTCGTAACTCCATACACGGCCGGCGCTACAACGCATTGGTTTTATGACGCACGTACCCAAGGGTGGTTTCGAGATATCTTTGGGAATACCAGCCATAATCCTATGACTGTGCTTACCCTAGACGCTGACGATCCCGCCGATCGTGTGATTTTGATAGGCTCTGAAGATGGGTACGTTCGACAAATAGACGATACTGTCTCAACGGACGATGGAGGTGCTATTAGCAGTTTTGTTGTCATGGGCCCAATTCACAATAATGGCAGTCCCATTGTTATTACGGAGTTGCAGGGATTTTTGGACCCGGATTCGTCGTCCATGCTTTACGAGATTTCCATAGGGAATACCCCCCAAGGAGCTATCGACAACATAGCCGGAACATTCACGGGCGATGGAACGATGGGCGCAGGCTTGGGGGTAACTCACAACCCCCGCCAACGTGCGAATTGGGCATTTGTCAAAGTCGGCCATACCTCTTCCTCTACCGCTTGGGCATTCGAAAAAGTGCGAGTCGCATACACCACAGTTGACTCCAGTCGTGGGAGAAAGCATTCTGAAGTTTAATGGCCTTCCGCGAAGAATCCATCCCACGAACGACATATCGCTATGGACAAACCCGGTCTGTTCGAGGCAAGAGAGCAAACCAGGCATTTCACCCCACGGCCAGCGGTGACCAAAGTTGGAATATAACTCTCGGTGTCACGGATTCTGCTATCCGGATTCTTGTAGCCCCGGACCCTACTACTAATGTAGATCGAGATGTCTTCGCATTTCGTCTATTGTCTACTGAGATGGTCCCTGGTGCCGAAGATCGTGCGGTTTATGGTACTGGTAGTAGCACAGACTATTTGAGCGCTACCGTTGGTGCTGGGTTTCGTCCGTCTGATGCAAGTGGCTCAATCTCTGCATGGATCAATCCCTCTGATACAGGTGTGAATGTCATTTTAGCCACATTTACTGTATCTACAAATCGCATGACACTCTACTTAAATAATGTGTCCGGCAATCTTAACGTACATATAGAAAGCAGGCTCGCAGCAGGAACAACCAACTTAATTCGAGGTAACACAGACATAACTCGCAATGCCTGGCATCATGTGGTTGTAACCTCTAGTGGAACTGCGTGGGTTATGTATGTGGATGGAGTAATACAGTCTTTAACTACTACTTCGGGTTCTAATACAGGGGATTGGTTAGGGGATGTTGATGGCACGACCCTATACTTGGGTCAGAATGCAGCTGGGACCGCCTTCTTAGACGCGGCTTTGGACGAAGTTTGCGTTTTTACCACTACTCTTACGCAAGCACAAGTAACTACGTTGTACGCCCTGGGTAAGGGATTGTTATTCAATGACGTATTTCAATCCCTTCCTGGACTCGTTCATTACTGGAGTCTCTCCTTAAATCACACCGCAGTTGGGTTCGACCGGGTTGGGGGGATTACCTTAACAGATGCCGGATTGGATGACAACATTGGAGGGATTCCTAGGGCAACTATCGGCTATGACAGAGCCGTAGAATTTTTTGGAGGCACTACGTCATCGTTGAGAGCCACCTCGACTAATTTACGGCCAGCGGATACCTCGGGATCGATTTCGGTTTGGTTAAACAAAGCCGGTGGCACCGAGCCAATTTTTTCTAAAAGTACCGGCACGGCCGCCAATCGTTTTGAGGTGGGAACAGACAGCAGTAATAGGGCAACAGTCAGGCATACTATAGCCTCCGGAACGACAAATGAGATTAGAGGAAACACATCAATAGGCACGGACACCTGGGGGCATATTGTAGTAGTTAGTAATGGCACTGCGTGGGCAATATATGTTAATGGGGTCGCCCAGACACTTACTACTGTGACCGGCAGTAATACCGGCGATTGGTTCGGGGATTTTGTTGGAACGCAGTTTGAGATTGGTCGCGCGGTAGGGGTAGCGACAGAACTGGATGGCATTGTGGATGAGTTGGGAGTTTGGTCTACGCAATTGACCGCCGGTAACGTGACCAGCCTATACAGCTCCGGTAGTGGAGTTCTCTACGACACAGCTCGAACTATACCCGGTCTGGTTCATTATTGGAGTTTCTCAATTCAACATGGGGGCTTAGGCGCCGACCGCCTTGGAGGTGTCGCTCTAACGATAGACAATAAACTTTATGACGAGGTCGGCATTACTGTCGGTGCCACCCTAGAGCCATATATAAACCAACTCACTCTAGGAATACGAAATAATGAAGGGTTCGTCGAACTCAAGGATGATGATGGGAACATCACCTGGCGCATGGACGACACCGGGATGTTGTTTGAAGAGGGTGGAACCATAGTTGAGGCCACGGATGGGGAAATTGTAATTACTACTGCCGGCTCCGATCCAGATTTCCGACTTCAATCACTAGCCGTGGCTAATGCCATGTTGTTTGATTCATCGGTACCAGAGTTTTTGTTTTTCGGCGAACTAAGTATAGATAACACCAGTGGCGGACGAATCATGTTCGCTAGCAATAGTTACGTTGTAGAGGAGTCTGACGGTGCCTTGTCCGTTCGTGCCGTCGGCACAGACCCAGACATAATCTTGGAGTCAAATACGGTCACGGGCGCCCTGCTATTCGATCAAAGCGTGCCCGAATGGTTATTCTTCGGGGAACTGGGCATCGACAATACTTCCGGAGGTAGAATTACTTTTGCCTCCAATAGCTCAATAACTGAGCAATCTGACGGAGAATTGACGATAGGCGCCGTGGGAACAGACCCAGATATTTTACTAACGGCGAATGCCGGTTCTGTAGTAAATACAATTTTTGTAGACCAATCTGCCGCAACTTGCATGTTCTTTAACACTAAAGTTCGCGTGGATACTACGGGTGCGGCGGACGGAGGGGGTTTTACATTTGAACCAGGAAGTGTATTCCGTGTGACCGCCACAACAGGGCTTACATCGTTCCGAGCCGTCGGCACAAACCCCGACTTGCAACTAGGAAGCACCACATACGTCAACGCCATTTACTGGGATTTTTCCTTAACTAATTTGGCCCTCCTTGCTGGAACCGACACTGCACAAACTATGACCATCGGGGCGGCTGCGGTAACCACAGCCAATCGGGCTAGAGTGGACATTTATCAGAGAGGCGCTACGGACTCCTTGCCCGTGTTGTGGTTAAACCAACAAGATACCTCGGAGCCATTCATCGCCTTCGAAGGGTCATCTACCCTTTCTAATACAACTGAATCTATTGTGGTGGTCAACGCTGTCACTACGGCTACGATAGTGGGATACGTTAAAGTTTATGTAGAAGACGATGGAAATAATTTAACAGACGCTGCCTACTACCAAGCTCTCTATTCTCTTGCATAATGGTGATATATGACTGTCGAAGCTACTTGGGCCACCCTAAAGGGCGCCATGAGGGGCAATAATCCTACATTAGTATTGCGAGTGGCCGCTCAACTTGCCGATGAGATGCGAGCCAGCGGCCAAAAGCCTGCTGAGATGAGAGATCGTACTTTGGCTGAATGGACAACAGATAACCCTACAGCCATTCTACCGGTCGCCGCGAAAATTGTTCGATCTCTTGATCCAGAGCTTCGCCACCTGTCTGACTATCTTCTAATGTCTGTGGACGAAGGAGAGGGCCTTAGCCTCCTTGTACCTAAGTCAATTGGGTCCTAATTTGCAAGTTACCCTCGTTTTAACCATAATTCTTTAGGGGGAAGGTATATCATTTATGGCAAAAAAGTCTAGCGGTTTTGTTATTCCCGATCGTGTGCCTTTGGAGGACGTCATGGCTACAGGCCCAGAAGGTGCAGTATCTTTGGACCAAGCCGTGGGATTGTCACAACCGGGGGCGTTAGACAGTGAGTGGGCCGAGGACCCCCAATCGGAGGCCGTGGATGCTATGCAGTTAGCCCCTAGTCCCGAACCGGTCATAAACCCCGCCGCAGAATCCCCGGCCTATGAGGCGCCAGAGGAGCCGACAGAGGCGATCGCCACCGAAGAGATCACAGCTCTACCTGCCACGGACGAGGAAATCTTTGACCCGGTGCTCTTGGAAGCCGCTGGCCTAACTGCCGAGGAGGCCCAAGCTCAGTTCAAGTCTCCGGCAGCCCTAGCGAACGCCGTTAGACTGTTGGATACACGATATATCCAAGCTGGGGAAGATTTTGCCCGGCAACCTCAACCTAGCGTGAGCGACGCAAGTGGGTCGGGCCAGGTTGACAACGAGTATCAGCTGCCAAAGCCAGTAGAGTCCGAGGACTGGACAGAAGACGTTAAGGCCCTCATCCAGTCACTGCAAGACCATCAGAAACAACAACTTGGTCGCCGAGACACAGAGCTACAGAAGCAGCGAGAACAATTAGAGGCGTTGCTTGCCCAGCAATCAGAACGGGAACGGCTCTCCTACGTTGAGAGGCTTGATTCTTTTGTGAACAGCCTTGGCGACGAGTGGGCGCCAATCCTCGGTAAGGGCAGTGGGTTTCAACTTCCCGCTAATAGCTTGGCCCTGCAAAACAGAATACACCTAGATGTGATTGCTGGAAAACTAGCCAGCGGTCGCAATAAGTACGGACAACCGGATCTTCGGCCGCATGATCTGTACGTACGGGCACTTCACGCGGCTTTCCCGGACCAAGTAGTCCGAACCGTTCGACAAGATGTCACGCGACAATTAGAGTCGCGCCAACGGCAATTCACTGCCAAGCCAACGCAAAAGCAGGGCCGACAACTTTCTGGAGTCGACCAAGCTATCTCACACGCGGAGGACTGGTATCGTAGCAAAGGTCCCATTTTGGATGACGGAAACGATGAGATTTAGTTTCCACACACTGGAGTAATCAGAAATGCCTATTCTTTCAGTCTCCGATTTGGGTGACTTGACGGCCGTAACCCTACGTGATTTGGGTCCCCTCAAGTTTAATCAAATCGCCCAAAGCCTTCAATATTACGAGGTGTTCTCGAAGTGGTTCAAGAAGGACAAAGTTCAATTTGAGAGCGGCCAAGGCATTCAACGGAACCTTATGCTCTCCTTTGATATCACGGCGGCCAGGCACGTTGGCTTAGGAGAGACGGATCAGGTCAATATTCCTGACGTGATCTCGTTGCTCCAAGTGCCGTGGCGTCACGCACAGACCAGTTGGGGCTTGTTCTATCAAACGGACATTTTGATGAATCGCGGCAAGGCTCTGATTCTCAATGTCTTGAAGCCTCGCCGGGCGTCGGCTTTGCTGGCTTTAGTTGAAGAGCTAGAGAACAAGGCATGGGCGACCGCTCCAAGCACTACAAATGAAGTCGACCCGTACAGCATTCAATACTACATTGTAGAGAACGCCACGACGGGATTCAACGGAGGTGCGCCTGGAAGCCATACTTTGGTGGCCAACATCAATCCGACTACCAACGCCAACTTTAAAAACTACACGGCTGTGTATACGAATAAGACAAAGGCCGACCTCGTGTCCAAGTTGCGCACGGCCCACCGTAGCTGCCGATTCAAGAGCCCGGTGACTGTGCAAGACTACCGAGCTGGGCTTGGAGACAAGTACCGGTTGTACTGCAACGAAACGACCATTACCGCTTTCGAAGACCTTGGCGAAGCCCAGAACGAAAATCTCGGCCGCGACATCGCTTCTCTCGATGGCATGGTTATGTTCCGCCGTCATCCAATTATCTGGGTTCCCAAATTAGACGCGCGCACGGACGATCCGGTCTACATGATCGACCATAGCACGTTCTATCCGGCGTGTCTCAAGGGTGACTATCTTCGTGAAAGCACGGCGGACAAGGCTCCGAACCAACATAACATGTTCGAAGTCTTCGTCGACCTCACGTATAACTATGTGTGCGACGATCGTCGTCGAAATGCTGTGTTGAGCACGAGTGTGTAAAGTAGCCCATGCCAGCTGACGTGAAGTCTAAAGCGCAGGCCGGTTTTTATGGAGCCATAATCTCCGGCCGGGCTCGCAAGGGCGGGCCCTCCAAAGAACAAGCCAGGAAGGCCCTCCGTGGTAGCAATGTAAAAAGCTTACCACGAAAAGCACATGATGTTAAGGAAGAAGTACGCAAAAAGTGAAAAGGTCATTAACGGGCGGTCGCCCAGGGGCATGAGATATGGCTTGGTCTAAAGAGGGTAAAAAGAAACTCCGGGATGAAGGAGTAACAGATACGTGGGCGCCAGATTTCCTTGATCGCCTTAGAGACAAGGGATTTGGGTCTAGCCCAACACCACCACCCCGGCCGCCAACTAGGAGGCCGCCCAGCAGTGTGCAATATGACTCCCAAGGGAGAATGGTACGCCCTCCCGTTTCAAACCAATCATCGAGCCGGGCCAAGGCTTTTGACAAGGCCACGGCGGCTAAACGAAAAGCCAATAAGCCTTACTAATGCAAGTAAACTTCCCCAACGTAGGGGAGGAATGAGAGTGACCCAACGACCTAATGAAGTCGTGAACAAGTAAGCTAAGGGGGCTTAGCGCTATTCCCGCTAAACGGGGGAGAAAAGAACAATGAGTAATTACGTTCGTTACCGAGGCGAAACCGGCCGTGCTCCTAGTCCGAAGATTTTCGGTGACATGGCCAAACTTCAACATGATTCCTATCTGGGGAAGTGTATCTTCCTCTGGGATGATTTTGCAGTTAATGCGGTCCACGCTACTTTGCAGGCCAGCGGTGGATATTACACCATTCAAGACACAGGGGTGACTGTAGAAGGGCAGTCGGCTGTTTCAGACCTGGCCAAAGAGTTGGGTGTTTTGGAAATTATCCACGATGGAACGGATAATGATGAAGCCTACATCCAATTTGGCTCGGGCAACATGTGGCGCATGGCCAACTCGGCCGGCAACACAGGACGATGCGGATTCGAAATGCGATTGAAGACGAACACCATTGCCGATGACGGCTTGGCATTTTTCGCCGGATTGGGTTCGGATCGGGTCGCTGCCAACTATTTGGTGGACAATGACGGTACGATCATAACCACCGAAAGTTTCGTAGGGTTTCGACGACTCCAAGATGACGGCGACCAACTCGACATCATCTTCCAAGAGGCCTCGCAAACCCTGCAAACAGTTTTGGCCAACGCCAATCCATCGGCCTTGGTTGCCAACACGTATTACAATCTTGGGTTCTTGTATAACCCCAACGCCCCTGACGCGAAGCAAGTCAGCTTCTATATAGACGGGGTTGAGTCGAATTCGTACATTACTCGAACCCAGATGGACGCGGTCACGTTCCCAGAAGACATCGGCCTTCAGCCCATGTTCTTGTGCAAGATCGGTACGGCTACGGCTTTCACGGCTCAGATTGACTGGGTTGGGGCTTTCCAGTATCTGTCTGATGAGTAAGAAGTTTGAATAATCTCCTTTCCGATGGAGTCAACCTAAGCGTGGTTGGGCACTTTGCCTATCGGAACCATCACCAATTTTGAGAAAGATGTAAAAATATGGGTTCCTCAAATATCTGGCGTCTCTTGCAAGCGGCTTGGTTGAATGGCGCGGAGCCGTTCCGTCTCTCAAGTTCGCAAAACCTAACTATTCGTCCTGTTGCTGACGACACCGGCAGTGTTAATTTCGGTGACGGGGCTACGGATATGGATGTCAAAATCTTTGTGGGCACCGCGACAGACTTTGCCCTCTTTGACGTGGGAAATGGCCAGCTCACACTAGACAGCATGGAGCTAAACCTCGGCGATGACGATGAACTAGAGTTCGGAGATGCCACTGATGGTGATGTCAGGATTCGGTGGGATAACACGGACCTAGACATGTTAGCAGCCGCAGACGACACTGTGTTTAAGCTCGGTACGGGCACTAACAGTTTCGATGTATGGGTTTATGGAAACATTCCAACTAGTTATATAGTTTTTGACGCATCGGCGGATGAGATTCAATTACGCGGCCCCATTCGCCCGCGCGGATTCAAGAACCTTGGTCGCAGGTTCGAGCTAGGTACACAATTTGCAACAGGCGGACTCCCCCAACTAAACAGCGGGATTGACACCTCTGCCGCCACCCACGCAGTTTCTAGTAGTGAGTTTGAAATTCTTGGCGTAAACGCCGTAAATACAAGTGTTACTAGAGCCATTGGTGGGGGCATACTTCTTACGACGGCCGGGGCCGATGGTGATGAAGTAATTCTCCTTCCACACCTGGACGCGGGCGTATCTCCATGGACGACCACTACCTGGCCCACAAGCCAGGAAGTAGACTGGGAATGTCATATTGCCACAAACGCAAACGTGTCAAACCAAATAATCTGGGCCGGCCTAAAGCTTACCAATGTCGAACCCATATCTACTGACAATGACGCTGTGTGGTTCAGGTACGAAAACGACGTGGCTAGTGGATCATGGCAAGCAGCCGCGTCTATTGCCACCGTGGACACAGTTACAAACTCCTCGGCGGCGGTTGCTGTCAATACAATCTATCATTTGAAAATTGTCATAGCATCTGACCGGACTGCCCAAATGTATATTGACGGAGCCCTGATTAGAACGACGAACGCCCTAACGTCCACAAACCTAATTCCTTACATTGGAGTAGCTACGGACGGCGCAACGGCTGCAAAGTCTCTTCAAATTTTGGGTCAGTCCATCAGTCGAAATGTGGCGGTTGTTGCATAATTAAGGTATAGGCATGAGTTCACAGAACGTACTCCGACAACTACAGCAAGCCATAGAAACTGGGAGCTTTGGGCAACCACTAAGTCGAGTCGTGCCTGTAGTTACATAATGAGAGAGCCAAAGTTATTGATACTATGGCGATCGCAACTTAGCCCAATGCTAAAATATATGAGTGACAGAAATGTGTTGCGGCGGTTACAGAATGCTTTAACACGAGGGGAGGCATTTTCTATCACCTCCGCACAGGCCCTAGTCATTAAACCTACATCGGACGATACCGGAGCGGTTCATTTTGGGACAGGTACGGAGGACCTGGATGTCAAAATCTTTGTTGGGGCAAATACAGACTTCGCCCTCTTTGACGTAGGCAATGGTCAACTGACCTTGGACTCGATGGAGCTCCAGATGGGAGACGCCGATAAGATAGAGTTCGGCGATGGAGTTGACCTAACCATGGCCTGGGACGGCACAGACTTTGATGTATTAGCGGCCGCTGATGATTCGGTCATAAAATTTGGAAACGGCACAAACAGTTTTGATATTTGGCTATTTGGGCAAGCTTCTGGGGAATATTTATTGTGGGATGCCTCCGACAATAAGTTAATTTCCACTGGAAACGCTTTTGTAGCCAAAAAGGTAACAGCATTAACGTCCAATACCGTATTAAGCACGGCGCAAATGGGAGGCATTATTACCAACCGAGGAACTAGTGGAGCACTTAACCACACCCTCCCGGCAATCACTTCTCCATATTTAGGAGCATGGTTCCAATATTTTGGAGTAGCCGATCAAACTCAAACCTTCACGGCCGACCCAGCAGACACTTTGATAGCATTCAATGATGCGACAGCTGACTCGATCGCATTCTCTACGGCAGGGGAAAAGATTGGGGCGCACGCCACCTTTGTATGTGATGGGACGAGTTGGATTGTAGCTGACGTAAAGGGTGCGGCCACCGTGGCCACGTAATAGGAATCATATGGACATACGACCACTAGAGGGCAACCACGAAGCTCAGCTCAAGACAGCCCTGAGACTTCAAGATCACGAGCCGCTTCCTCCAGAGATCGTCGAACGGTACTGGGAATTGTCCAGGACATTCCGGCGGCTAGGAGAGGTAATTCGTGGTCCAGACTTGGCGTGGCTAGTCGTACTGGCGGGCCGCCCGATCCCAAAACCCCCAACCACCATCCTAAACTCAATCAAAAACGGACAACTCGCAAAGGGTGACCGGGTACTAGGACTGTGGAGAGACGAATGGAAGTTCGGAAGATATATCAAGCAGCGCGGGAAGAAAGTGGTTGTAATACTCGACGAGGGTCCACCTGAAGAGCGAGAATTATCAGCACTAGAGGTGAGAATACCAGACATAAATGAGCTTGCCGTTGTAAGCTAATAGTTTACAACGTGGTTATATAAGGCTTCGGGCGCATGTGGCCGAAGCCTTTTTCATAGGCGTAAAATGAATACATCAGTATACATAGATGAAGTAGGGAAAAAATACGGACAATTGCTGGTTACCGCACGACATAAAAATAAAGATAGTGGAAGTGCTACTTGTCTATGTTTATGTGATTGTGGTATCATTGTACCCGTAGCTGGTTACGCCTTACGATATGGCCATATTAAAAGTTGTGGCTGCTTAAGAAAAAATGGAAATTTGGGGGCACCTAGAAAAGGATTAGGAGAAGCGTCAAAAAACACTACCTACAGGAATATGCAACGTAAGGCCAAACATAAAAAAAGAACCTGGGCTATAGATTTTGACCAATTTTGCACTTTTACACAACTACCGTGTTATTACTGTGGATCGTCTCCAGAAAATATAACACGTAATTTTAGAGGAACGGGAGATTACATATATAATGGATTAGATAGAGTTAATAACGCAGAGGGTTATACTCTAGAAAACATAGTTCCTTGTTGTAAAAAATGCAACTTTGCCAAACGTACCATGGATGTCCTCGAATTCAAAACCTGGATAAAAACAGCTCACGACCACCTATTTAAACTCCAGGTTAGTCATACAAGATTTGCAGGTGTACCATTGCAGTAACCATTCAACATTATTCTAGAGCCGTGGTCAGAGTCGACGGCGTGACCTATCAGGTGGGGAGTCTGGAGACTCCGATATCCGTGACGGCGACTAACGAGATAGTCTATCAGCGCGTGTTCTCCATCTCCAATAGTGCCAACGCAACCGTTTACGATGATACTTTAGGGAATTTCGACTACCTTTGGGTAGCTTCCGATTTCAATACCCGATTGCTTTGCACGAATGTTAATAGCGTCGCATTAAATTTTCAGTTACTTGGTACTGGCACATCAGGTAGTTACGGGGTTCCCTTCGTTTTGGGGCTCGATCTCAGCACCAATTCGTCGGTCACAATTAACACGTTGCAGGTCTTCAACGACAGCGGTAGCACGGCGAACATCTTGGTCTTAGCATTGGATTAGTTATGGTCTTTGCTACAATTCCATCAGGCGCTACGACTCGAATTCAATACAATACGGCAGATATAAACGTATTGCCCGATGTAGACGATACTGGTACAGTCAGCATAGGTAACGGAATTGCCGATATAGACTTCAAAATTTACTTAGGGACTACCGCCGATTTCGTGTTGTTTGATGTAGGTAACACAAAAGTGACTCCTTCGGGGGCGTCTTTCTTAGCGGCAAAGGTTTCCGCTTTGACTACAAATACTACCCTGAGTGCTACACATTTTGGTGGAATAATCACAAATCGAGGAGCCGCAGGGGCCTTGAATCACACTCTTCCTACGGCTACCGCGGCGCTAAGCGGTGCGTGGTTTGAATACTGGGGGTTTGCTAATCAAAACCAAACCTTCACAGCAGGGCCAGCAGACTCGTTAGTGATACTGAACGACTCCGCTTCCGATTCAGTTTCGTTCTCCTCGAATAACCAGAAAATTGGTGCGAGTGCCAAGTTTGTCTGTGATGGTACTAATTGGTATGTAGCTATCCTTCAAGGAAATGGTACGACAACTACTTAATACAATTTTCACGGATTTCATATATGCCATACCTTACCGGCGCTAGTGTTGGAAATGTGGGCTTTTTTTTCGATGGAGATAATGTAAACATACTGCCCACAACAGATGATGCGGGGACAATAAGCATTGGGGACGGCGCTCTAGATATAGACTTAAAAGTCTTCATGGGAACCACAGCAGATTACACACTAGTTGATATCAGCGCAGCTACCATAACCCTGGTGGGCGCGGTAACCGCGCCCCATAAGGTAAATGCTCTAACCACCAATACAGTATTGTCCAACACACACTTTAACGGGGTAATCACCAACCGTGGAGCTGCTGGAGCCCTTAACCACACAATTCCAAACGCCAATGCCGCCTTAGCAGGTATGTGGTTTGAATACAGGGGTGTGGCGGATCAGAATCAAACTTTTACTGCCGCCACTGCCGACACCCTCATAACCCTAAACGATGCAACTTCAGATTCAATTGCCTGGTCTACTGCGTTAAGCCGGATAGGGTCCCACGGGGTCTTCTTTTGTGATGGAACAAATTGGTTCGCAACCTCTCTGTCTGGCGTAGCCACCATAGCGACATAGCACCATGGCCGAATCCTCAATCTCCGTAGCATTCGCAGACATTCAAAGCGAGATCGCACATTACTTAGGGTGGGATAGAACGGCTTCCAGCTGGACCACCAATAACAATACCGACTTTGCCTTGCTCATAGAACGCGGATTACGAATGTTCTACTTTCCGGTAATCTCCGAGGAGCAACCCGTATACGAGTGGTCGTTCCTTCAGATTGAAGGCACCATTACGTTGGCCACATCTGACGTAGATTACGACTTGCCTGACGATTGTAGCGGTACGGTCCTTGACAATAGTGTTACCCATGCGGTCGGGTCCACCCGCCGGCCGCTTTTGAAAATCTCCGAGGCAGCGTGGCGGAAGGTGCGATCTATGGATGATCTAACGGGGACGACCAAGTATTACGCGGTGCGCAATAAGGCGCAAGCAGCAAATACGGGACAGCGCTTTGAGCTCCTGATCTACCCAACGCCAACATCCACCCAAAATACCCAAGTGATAACTTACCGGTACGTCACAATTCCAAATGTCATTTCCGCAACTAATATCTATCCGGCCGGCGGTGGACGGCACTCAGAGACTATCCTGGCGGCAATGCTCGCGGCGGCAGAAGAAAAACAGGATGATGATCCGAACGGACCATACAAGCAGAAATTCAAAGAGTTACTGATGAGCTCAATCCGATCGGATATGCAACTTAAGGATAACAACAGGGGAGGCGAAACTTAATGGCACAAGCTAATCCATATTTGTCTAGAATACTTAAACTCCAAGAAAACCTTCGACAACAAACCTTGGCACCAGGGGAGGCTAGATATACAGACATACTAGGCCAGTACAAAACCTTAGCCGGCACCACCTCCAGTGCCCTCGGGCAAGTGCCTGGCATGTACCAGAACCTAGCAGACGCCTACGGGCGCCGCGCTGAGGACTTTCGTGGAGATATAGAGGGCGGGGGCGCCATACAGCGAGAGGAGCTGGCTAGACGAGAACAACAACAACTTGGGGAGCTAAATGCAAGACAAGGTGGTCTGGCCGGATCTTATGTGGCGGGCCTATCCAGAGGTATACGCAGCGATGCGGCCTTTAATCAAATGCGTCTAGAAGAATCTCTACGCCAACAGCGCCTTGGATATCTCTCCAAACTCACTGGAGAACAACTCGCAGCCCAGGGAATGGTCCCACAAGCGACGGCACAAACCGCTTTGCAACAAATGCAAGTGGGAGAAAGACCGTTACAATTCGAAGCGAGCAAACAGGACCAAGGGTTTGGATCGCAATATACACAAACTTACGGCAAGTTGGCGGACCTCCTAGGCCAACAGGCCAATATTGGAACCGGAGGTCTTTATAAACCATACGGAACCGTATCCAGTCTTAGGCAATAATCATGGCCTTTCCATTAACCAAAGGTTACAAATCAACCGTTGGTCAAGTACCAGGAATGTCCTTACTAGCAAGGGCCTTTATGGGACCGCCTGGCCCAAGGCCTATCAATTGGGACCGGGCTGGCCAGGGTTCCCAACAACAGGCGCAACCCAGTCCCCAGTTAACTGGCTTAGGGGGCGCTCCGTCTCTAGATTCTTACCAACAGTCACAAGGCCGGCCGCAATTGCGATCCCAACCACAAGGTGCAGCCCCAACTACAACCCTGACTGGCATTGCTCCGGTCGAAGGGGGTACCCCCCCACCTACCATGGGGTCTTTGGGTTCTTTATCCGGCCCTGGTGTTACGATGCCCCAGGTCAGTATTGGTGGAGTAGGCACGGGGGGTGACGGCTCTACTGATGGAAGTAGTGGCGGTGTAGTGGGCAGTGGCGGTGGAGTGGGCAGTGGGGGAGGAGGGGGCATATCCTATGACCCAGCTGTCGTTGCACGCATTAAAGCCGAATCTGCGGAGAGAATGCTGCGGAGTCAATTAGACTTGCAGTCAGCCAGGGATGCACAAGCACAGAGGAATTTAGAACACCAATTTCGATGGGGAGCCGGTGGAGGAAGTGGAAAGCGTGGCGGATTCCCCCAATGAAGCCGCCTGGGAGCCCGAAGCGCCGATTGAATCGCCCGTGGCCGAGAGTGAAGTCGAGCCGATCGTTTCGGACCTCGACAGCCGCGAGTGGCCGACCTGGATCGCCGATGAGCCTCCAGGAGCCACCGACACAATCGTTACCTGGCTGGACAGCCAGGGACGCAAGCCGGCCCGGCCCACGCGGCAGGAAGTCCCGGATTGGATGTCGGACATCCCGGCGGCACCTGAAGAGCCGAGTCCTCTCGCCCCGGCGACCGGCCTTGAAGCCTCCAAGGAAGTGACCCCTGCCCGCGGTATCGGGCGCAAGCCACTTGAGAAGCCCTCCGTTCCCGCCGGGACCACGTCCGGACCTGGCGCTCCAGGCTGGCTGGCCGCAGTGGCCGAAGCTGCCGCCCGCGAGGAGACCACACCCGAGCCGGCGGCGCCGCCA